GTTTGTTTACACAAACGGATTTGGATTGGATATCCAACTGCTTTTAACAGCAGTCGGCCCCTTAACAGGAGTCGAGTCTTGGAGGAACATTACCTCTTAGATAAGTGCTTAAGGAGTAGTTGGATATATCTTCCTCGATAAACTTTCTTATCCTCGTGATCGGTGATTCCTTTCATGAGTGTTGGAAAGTCTATTTGAGGAAGGTACTCCAGGTCGGACAGTTCAGGTGGGCTGGTTGGTAAAACCAGTTGCTTGACGTCGAAAGTCTGGAAATATTCAAATGGAATATATTCAGACATTCGTGATCTTAATTCTTCTACTTCATTAATACGTGTATTAATGATATTGAGGAAATACAATCTGTCTGGTACCGGGCCGTCTAGGACTTTCTCGAGGTCCTCTCTGTTTGACCATGTCGTTAGATCTAATTCTAACACCATGTCAAGCGCTTGCTCTGCAACTTTTCCGATTCTAATCTTCAGAATTAATTCTGGAGTTAGAGATTGGAACTGTACCGGGATTTCATTGATAACCTCGACTAACGTCTTGGCTTTAATGATAGCCGTAATGTGGAGCAAGCAAAGAAGCTCATTGAAGTATTTGCTTGGAAGAGCAAATTCTTCTTTGAGTCTCGAGGGGGTGATTCCTTCAAGAGGAAAGGATCTTTCCTCCAACCAATACAGAAATTCAGGTAAAGTGTAAATGTTACCGGAATCAATGCATTGGATGGGTGAGAGAGGCGAAATTTCTTCGCCTTTGTCAAAGATTCTTTTTGCAAACTCTGCAACGCAGGGTCCGCTTAAAGACTCAGGAACAAAGGATTTCAATTTTGAAACTTCCAAGTCCAAAATTGATAAGAGTTCGCTATATCTCATGGCGACTTTTCTTTCCCAGATGGCTACATCATCTCCTAAAATAGCGTATTGGTTAAAGGATTGGAAACCCTCTAACCAAGCGCAGTATTGCACTAGATAATGGTGTGTAAGGGTAAAGACTGCCCATGAGCTGTAAAGGCCCATCGGTTGTCCTACCGCGTACTTGTAACTAGATCCTTTATATTCGAATGACATTTGGTTTAGGATTGAATCCCAACCACTTGCTATTCCTTTATGAAGGTTCTCCAAAGTACATTGCTGCATAACGATAGGAAATCTATCAGTTGCTGCGGTCAGGTCCCAAGACCAAACAGGGCCTTCTAAACTTGCTTGACAAACTCGTTTAGATTGCTTCGTCTGATCAAAGGTCCCGTCTTCGTTTAATTCCTTAAGCATCGAATAAAGAAGCTTATGGAATGGACGAAGAGCACTTTGGATCCAATAGTTACCTATCGCAACAAGTCTGGTCTTTCCGCCCTTGTCCGGAATGAAGGCTAATCGCCCTAAATCCGAGCCAATAGGTGGGTGACCTCCCTTGGGAGTAAATAAGTCATCGTGATCTTTGAAGAATTCACGGTTGACGTTGATAGTTTCGTCTAGAGACGAGGGTTTAATCCCGAACCATGATACGAAACTTACCAACGTTTTCTGTAGTTCTTCACTGATATTGAGAACTTGTTTACCTGCGGTAACGCACGTCGGTCCCTTAACTCCACGTTTAGTGGAATACTGCAAACCTATTTCACGAGGTGAGGTATTCATCTTTTCCAAGATTCGTTTTATAGCACCTCTTTGGCTTCGAGGAAAATTCCCCGTTGCTAGAAAGGTACTATAAGACTTCTTGAAGGTTTCGAATCCTAGAGCTCCTAGACCTGGTTTCACAACCGTGTCTAGGTTTGGTACAACAGGGAGTTGTATAGCCTCGAATACTCTTAGATAACTAAGACTTATTCGTCTCTGTACAGTCGACCCTTGTCTCAGGCTCTTTCTGAAAGGGTTAAGTATTACAGGAAAGTTATCTTTCTTGTTACGCTTAACCCACATAGGAGTCTGAGGTTCCACTTTAAGTCCACAAGAAAATCTTATGGACTCTTGGTAGAACGCCTTAAGCATCTTTATCGCGAACGCTTTCCCGTGACTATTTACATAGTCGCTGAAAATTTGTTCGGTTAGAGACGCTAGCTCTTCCGTTTCTCGAACTCCCACAAGTCTTCCTGTTCGTAAAATTGCTTTTACGGCTCGGTTGATTCGTGTTGTCTTCATGAAACGGCACCTTCCATCGTTTTAAACTGGCTGATGAGGCCAGCTTCCCTTTGCAGGGAAGTAATGATGAAACGTGGGCTTTCGCAACTTTTAGGTTGTTGCCCCCGTCCGCTGGGGTAGCGGCTGATATGACTGCCGGAGCAGGAGGTCAAACTCCCATCTGGTCGTCGTGTCTCCCTACTCAAGACTCGGGGTCGCGAATCTTGGATAAAAGGGAAGGGGAAGTCTCTAATGTGGACTGATCCTTTCCTCTTAACACAGTAGAGGTAAACAACATCGCAAGATGTTTGTTCGGTTCTGCTGGGTCGGAGTCATATTTAATCCTGACTTACGTCAGG